TGGCGGCTTGGGCATCGTCGGGGATTTCCTGCTGACCGATCCGACCGAGAATCCTGGCGACTCCACCGCTAACGCGATCAAGTCTCTGGCCGGGCCTACCATCGGCAGCGCATTCGATATCGTCGGCAAACTCGGCGTCGAGAACGTCTATCAGGCCGCGCATGGCAAGGATACGCATGTGGGCGCCGAAGCGGTTCGCGTAGCCCGCAGTCATCTCCCGTTCGTGGGGATCTGGTACGGCAAAGCCGCGTTAGATCATGCCGTGCTCAATTCCCTGAATGAATCCCTGTCGCCTGGATATTTGTCTAAAATGCGGCAGCGCGCCCAAAAAGACGGTAACGCAGATTACTGGTGGCGCCCGGATGAAGGGTTGCCATCGCGCGCCCCCGACTTTGCCAACGCACTAGGAGAGTGAAATGCGCCCGGATCAGATCGAGCAACTCAAGGAATTGGCCGAACGTCTTGCCGATGTTTTCATCATGGAGGCGGACCCGGTGAACTGGTCTGGGGCTGGCAAGCTGCCCGCAGATATGGAGAAGGACGAGCGCGGGAATCGCGTGTGGGAAAAACGTGGCGCGATGGCAACAGGCGGCGTTTTGAAATACACCCTCGATCTGACAGCACAAGGCCATGCCAGCAAGATCAACGATGACGAAGAGCAGGCGCACCGTGACGACGAACTAGATTCGAAGATCGAGGATGCCCAGAAGCGAGCTAAGGCCGCGCTTGACCGGGCAATGAAGAAAGCCAAAGCATGAAAGAAAAGGTCGATTTCCTGACCTTCTTTTTCATTTGGGCGGATCGGATGGGATGGGAGGTTCCAGACGTACACGTGCGCGCCTGCCATTGGCTTGAGCATCGCGGACTTCTCGCGGTCCTCCGTTGTTTCCGTGGCTTTGGTAAGTCTACGCTGTTGGCTGTTTACAACGCGTGGTGCTATTACATTGACCCCACTTACAGAATCCTGCACCAAGGCGAATCCAACCCGACCGCGTACAAGACCAGCCGTGACACCCAGAATGTATTGCGCAACCATCCGTTGACGCAGGGATTGCTGCCTGATGGCACCGGCACAGTCGAGCAATGGTGGGTGAATGGCTCAAACGATGCCCGGAATGCCAGCATGTATGCACGCGGCATCCTATCTAACGTGACGTCTGCGCGCGCATCGGAATGCCAAAACGATGACGTCGAGGCCAGCGGCAATGCCCAGACCCCTGAGTCACGCGAGAAGATGCGCTATCGCCTAGGCGAGCAGACGCACATTCTGATACCTGGCGGTAAAAAACTGTTCATCGGCACGCCACATACACACAAGACTATCTACGACGAGATCGAGGCATTGGGGGCCGACTGTTTGACCATCCGCATGTTCCAGAAAGAGCAGCGCATTGACGACGCGCAGGGCCGCCAGTACTCCACCAAGTTCCGCCCTGAGTTCGTATTCACCGGAATCGGCAAGGATGCGAAACTACTTGATGAAGGCAAAGACTACCGGCTAGAGGACGGGGCTATTTTCTTCACGGTTGCGCCGGGCTGCTTAGTAGATCTGTATGCGGAGTCATCCTGGCCGGAACGATTCGACCGCGCAGAGATGCTGAAGCGCCGCCGCGAGACGCGCACTATCGGGGAATTCGATTCGCAGTATCAGCTACACAGCACATCCGTTGTGGATGTTCGCCTAGACCCGGAACATCTGCGCGCCTATGAGGCCCAGCCGAATGTTGTCAAGGCAAATGGCGAGATCCGCATGATGCTCGGGCAAAAGCAGATCGTATCGGCCCGCGCCTATTGGGACTGCTCGCTCGGCAAGATCAATAGCGATGCATCAGCACTATCCATCATTCTCGAAGACGATGCAGGAAATTCGTATTGGCACGTGGCAGAAGGGCTGACAGGCGAATTCGCGGAGTTCAAGGACGACAAGAACGGCCACATTACGGGCGGTCAAGTCATGCAGGCATGCGCACTGCTGCGCAAATACCAGATTCCTATGGTCTACGTGGAGAACAATGGCGTAGGCGCATTCGTCCCGCAATTGCTTCGCAAGGCGATGAAGCAGGAGCGATTGTATTGCGCTGTCCGTGAGGTAACACAGACCACAAACAAGAACATCCGGATTCTCAACGGTATAGAGGGGCCGCTCCGATCCGGAGTTTTGTGGGCGCACACTTCCGTTCTGGATGGCCCGCTATGGGACCAGATGAAGGAATGGAACCCGGAGGTTCGCGTACAGCCCGACGATTTCTTGGAGTCCGGCGCCAATGCAATTCTAGAGGCGCCCGTCCGGATTGGCAAAGTGGTCGGGGATTTAGTTCGGATTGCAAATGGCAATGTGACTCATGATTGGCGCCCAAATGGGGGGGTATTTGAAGTCTCCCTTGAAACCCAATCATGAGAGGCGCGCGTGACAGTACCGGTCCAAGATCCATTCACCCAGCATATTGCGAACGGTATTACCGACACGTTTGCATATAGCTTCCTGCTACTGCTGAAGACCGATCTGACTGTCACGGTCGGCCCGACCACGTTGACGCAGGACCAGTTCAGTCTTACGGGGCTTGGCGAGGACAGCGGCGGCACCATCACCATTCTGGCTGGGCCGCCCAGCGCTGGCGTCACTGTCTCCCTTATCCGTCAGCTCCCCTTGGAACGCGACTTCGACTACCAGACCAGCGGGGATTTCCGCGCCGATACTGTCAATAACGACTTCGACCGCATCTGGCAGGCGCTGCAAGACACCACGCGCGACAGCCGGAATTCTCTGAAGTACCCGTTTCTCGAAAGCATTGACGGCACGTTGCCGGCTGTCGGCGCTCGCAAGGGCATGCTGCTAGGGTTCGACCCCGTCAACGGTGTGCACGCGATGTATCCGTTCCCTGCATCTATCGGCGCAGGGGATAACGTCTATGACACGTTCGTGTCTGGCTCCGGCTTTACGCCGGGCGTGACGACGCAACTGATTCTCTCGCGCGCGCCTGGCGCACCGGGCAATCTTGAAGTGAATTTCGATGGCGTATTCCAAGGCCCCGACCAGTGGAGTATCGCCGGCACGACGCTGACATTTACCAGCCCTATTCCGGTTGGCGTCGGGAAGGTCTTCGTTCGAATTGGCACGACGCTATCCAGTTCGATTGTCCCGGATGATTCTGTCGGTGATGACCAATTGACGTGGGGCACGATTCTCAATCGTGTGGTGGATTCGGTTGCTGCGCTCAAGCTGCTGGATGGCACACGGTACAAGCGCGCTTTCGTGACTGGCTACGATGCGGCGGGAGATGGCGGCGGCGGAAATTACTACCTTGACGGCGCAGATACGACCAGCCCTGACAATGGCGGCACGATCATCGTGGCGACCGATGGCGCGCGCTGGAAGCTCATCTACAGTGATTCTCTCAGCGTTCGCCAGTTCGGCGCGAAGGGTGACGGTGTAACGCTGGACACTACGGCGCTTCAGTCCTGGCTGAATGTGCTCTCCGCCAACAAGGTACGCGGCGCACTTCCGAAAGGAACCTACCTGAGCGGTGGACTCCTGTTGCCTAGCAATGTCTACATTGACGGCGAGGACATGTTCAATTCGATCCTTCGCGCCCGCAATGGCCTGAATGCCAACTTTATTACCAGCAGCGGTTATGCGACTGTCAACCCGCTAAACGGTAACGCCAACATATATCTTAGCAATTTCACGATTGATGCGAACGGCAGTAACCAGACTGCGGCATCGTATCCGCTGTCTATCCAGTATGTGAATGGGCTGGAAATGTCTCGGATCAACATGATCAATCCCTATGGGACGCTCATGTGGATCAGCCAAAGTGACAACTTGGGCAGCGGCCCAGGCGGCCTACTTGCGACTCCGTACGGCCAGTATTTTAACTTTGGCGTCTATGTGCATGACTGTATTTTCAACGGCGCCGGTCAGGTAGAAACCAACGCCGATCTGAACGTCATCGGCTCTACGCAAAACTCTCGCATCGAGCGCAATAAGTTCATCGGCGGTGGGGCGAACTGCCTGTCGTATCAGTTCGCACAAGGCGGAAAGGTTAGCGGGAATGTTTTTCAAACGTTCATGCGCGGCCTGTTCGTTGAAAGCTGCATTGATTGCGTGATCGAAGGAAACGACTTTTCCAGCGCTGGCGTGCGTTCTCCGCTGACGCCTGGCGCTTGGTACAACGGAATCTGGCTGGCATCTGCAAACGAGAGTTATGGCGGTGCCGCTGGCTATTCTTGCAGTAGCCAAAATGTAGTGATCGGAAATGTTCTGCGTGACTTTAGCATTTCCGATGCAGCTAATCCCCTAGTCGCCATTCGCACATCTGGGTATC